TACCTCTTTTAAAACTTTCTTATCCACCTAACATCTCCCATACTTTGTCTATTATTAATGCAACAAACCCAACACCGACAATACCTCTCCACTTACTCGTGTTATCTCTGAATTGTGTGTTGAGTTTGGTTTCAGCCCATAAGCCTTCATGTGGGTTGAATAGGTTTTCCTTTAAGAATCTAAGTGATTCTTCTGTCTTACCATGAGCCATTGACATTGATTGTTTCATCTCGTCAATATCTGATTTGATATCATCTATTTTATTATGTATCAATTCAAACTCTTTTCTATCGGCTTGATTCATGTGTTTTCCCACCATATTTTAGCTATTATGTAAAATAGAAGTATTCCAACTATCCAAGATAACCATTCCATGATATAGTGTGGTACTTCCAAGTATTTTCTCCTTTACTCTAATATAAATATTAGTTAGAGAAACTTTCCGATATTATTTAGTTTGTCTTTTTAGGTTGTCTCCGATATGGTCTACGTTTTTGACGAGGTTTTGGTTTAGGTTTTGATAACCTAAAAATCTCTTCTTTTAACATTTGTCTTTGTACACGTAAGTCTATTATTTCAGCTTCTAAGTCACCTTGTTTAGAACCATTTAATATACTAATGGCAAACATCATTGACATTCCACCGACAACAACACCTACATAAATCCAACCTATCGTTGATAATGCTTCATACCACATTATTTTCTCCTTTGTGTTTTTCGTTTTTCATTCTTTCTTTTACGTGGTCTCTTCTTTCTTCTATCGTCACCACTTCTATTATCTACCGAACCCATTATGAACTCTTCGACTTCTTTCATTATCTTTATGAGTTTATTCATTATCCTCTTCCTTTTTCTTTAATTCAACTACAACATCCGCATCAAGTTTTACTGATTCATCATCAAGTAAAACACTATCTTGATGAACTGATACTACCATTCCTTCCATTTCTGGTTGTGGATTCTGTTCGTAATCAGCTCTCATTTTGATAGCTTCAACTTCCATCTCAGCGGCTAATTTTTGTAATTCTTTTGTTTGTTCTTCTGTTAAGTGAACTTCTTTTCTCTCACCCATATATTTGCTCCCCATTTTTCACAATTCTTTGGTGCTCTAGCTTCATGGTAACTATCTTTGTTTGGTCTTCCATTTATCATATTCATCCATAAAACCATTCTACCAGCTTTTGGTTTAACTTCCATATCAATGTATGGAAAGTTTGTTGTACCACCTTCTTTGACATCATTGAGATACAAAAAAGCTGTCCATGTTCTTTGACCACCTCTGTTAATTTCTCTATCCCAATAACTACTATTTGGTTGAAAATAATCATGATGTGGTTTATAGTATTGACCAGGTTTATAATGTACAAGTTGCATACCTTCACAATTTTCTAATGGTACTTCAATCAAATCAGTAACTATTTTAGCTACATCATCTACTGGTTTCATACCTTCATTGTAATGTAGAAAAGTATTTGAACTTGTTCTATACCCCTCTCTAAGTGGTTCTAAGGTAGTAGATGGTTTTAGTGTTGGTCTACCTAACATTATCAATTGTTGACAAACACTTCTTGGTATAACTTCATCTACAATCCAACCAAACACACCACCTTCTTGTGTTTTTAATTTTTCTTCTTTAACAATCATTTGTCAATATCTAAATAACTTTGGTCATCCTTCCACCACTCATATTGTTTACCTTGTCGGTTAGCTAAATCTCTTTGTGTATCGTAATGGTCTTCACTCATCACTTTCCATAACTTATCAAACTCTTTCTCTTCCATTTGTTTGATACCCATAAAATATGTTTTAGCACCAGTAATACCAACACCACTTGCTATCTCACACTTACTAACTATCTCATCTGCTTTATTAACTAACACCCACTTCATGATAACCTCTGAATTACTGATTGTTTTGGTATTCCACCAACAAACCTATCAACTTCTACACCATTTTCTTCAATAACTGTAGTGGGAACAGACCTAACATTATATTGTTGTGCTATATCTTTGTTTTGGTCTATGTCGAGTATTTGTACTGAATGACCTTCGTTCATTACTTCGGTCATTATTGGTTTAAATGCTTTACATGGGCCACACCATGTAGCTGTAAAGTACTTAGCTGTTTTCATCTTTGTCTCCTAATCTAATACAATTTGAACTTCTCCTTCGTTCAGATTACTTGAATAATCTCTATATGTGTAACTAATTGTCATAGTGTCTCCAATCATACTTTGAACTGGTGCTATCATATTATTTACTTCTCCATCTGAATTACTATAACTACAACAATTTGTTGTTGGTACTTCTGAACCATTGAACCAAGTAACATAGTTTGTGTCGTAACTTACATACTCTAAGTCATCCGTTAATCCGAACTCTACAACATAACCAAGTGTGTCACCTATGTACCAATAGTGTGAACTATACCAATTAAATCTTATTAATTCCACTGGACCTTCTTCTACATAAACACTACCACTTATTCTATGTAGTGTTTGCCAACCACTTCTATCCATTTGTAAATGGTAGTAACCATTTTCGTCCAATGGTAATCTTACATCTATGTCAAAAAACACCTCATCGTAGTCTGGTCCATATCGAGTATCACATCCTACGACAAGTAAAAAACTACCTACTACTACGCTTTTTATTAAACCCATTATTTCGTTTATTCTCACGTTTTGTTTTAGCCTCCTTCCAAGACTTTTTTGGTTTCTTTGTTTTCAGAGATTTTGTATTCTCTTCGAACATTTCCTCTTCGAGAGCTTCGTAGTCATCCCAATTATACTTAGACATCATCTTTCTCCCTATGTATATTACGAAATAAATTCATAAATGTCAAGTGTTTTTTTGTATTTTTAGTTTTTCTATTGTGTCGAAAAATTTAGTGAGTGTTAGTTCTTTACCCATATCTGTTAATATTTTACTATCTGTAAGTGACTCTGGGTCATTGTGAATAATTTTATATAACGCTTCAAATCCATGTGATGGATAAAATTTACCAAAACTCTCTTCTCCTAAAACGTTTGATTCGGATATTAAATCCTTTTTCGTATCACCTTTCAATAATAAATAGTAAACCAAAACTCATTCCACGTAAGATTTTTTTATAAATTCAACTAAATCTTTGTTTGGTTTCCAACCAAGTAACTCATGAGCTTTAGTATCAGTACATAATGTGTTTCTCATTTCTCCTGGTCTCTTTTCAATATACTCTCTTGGGTAGTCACCAAACGCATCAGCTACTTCATTTATAGAGTAGTTATTTCCAGTACCCAATTCGAACTCTTCACCACTAACCTTTGCATTATATGCATTAGGAATCCACAACGATTTACCACATCTAACAAATCCATCAACAATATCGTCAACGTGAGTAAAATCTCTTCTTTGTTCTCCATCCCAAGTTATGGTTAATGGTTTACCATTCTTAAATTGTCTTTCAAATATACCAACAACTGTACAATACTCCCCCTCAGTTAATTGATGTGGGCCATACACATTATAAAATCTACATATAGCAGTTGGTGTATCATATATCTTATTATACATCTTAGTTAGTTCTTCACCTTGATACTTTGTGAATGTATATGGATTAGCATATATGTCACCATGTGATGAAGAAGAACCAGCATAAACTACAGGTATATTTCCATACTTTCTTGAGTACTCTAAAATATTTTGTGTACCAACAACATTTGTTCTAAATGTTTCTGATGGTTTGTCAAATGATGGTTGTATCCTGGCTAAAGCTGCAAGATGAAATATTACATCAAATTTTGGTATCTGATTTGCTACTCTTATTGCATCTAAAGATTCTATAGAAACTTTATCTGATAACTCAACTTCATAATACTTACATCCATCTAAATGATTGGTTTTAAATCCAGTAGAATAATTGTCTAATGAAACAACTTTCCACCCATCACTCAATAATCTTTTAATTAGGTTTGTACCGATAAATCCGGCTCCACCTGTTACTAATGCTCGCATACTATCAATTCCTTTTCATATGTGTTTAACGATTTAATCCAAAACTTAAATATTTCAAGTTCCATTTCTCCTACCTCACCACTATCTCGAAGTATCTTTGGTAAGTTAGTTAGTATTTGAAAATTGTGCATTGTTAAATCATTACAATCAAACTCCACACAAATATCATGTAGTTCTGATATTTTACTATGTCCATACAATTTTATTTTTTCATCTAAGTCAATTATTGTATTCGGTTGTTCTTCTTTTTTATATTCACCAATACAATCTGAATCACTCAAGTCTAAATATATTTTACTACACCAAGGTTCTAATTGACCCAATAATGATTTAGTACAATTATATGGGAAAGAATTAAGAAGACTTCAACAGCAAGAACAAGCCGATCTTATAAAAAAAGCGGAAAATCTAACGGACATAGACGAATACGCAGGTCTTGCTTTACCAATGGAAGCTTATGAACAATCTTTTGAAAATACATTAGCTTCAACACAAACAGCTGTAGAAGCTTTACAGGAGGGAGACGCTCGTGGATTAGCAGCAGGTATTGGTAAAGTAGGTGCTATCGCTACCGAACGTGATGCACAAACTAGAGACATTATGGGTCAAGATATTTTTGCTTTAGAGAAAATGAAAGCGGATGCTAA